CTTAATAATGGGCATGAATTAACTCCAGAGAATTTATACATATCTGGAAAGCACAGGCAATGTAAAAAATGTCTAAAAGCTTATACGTATAAAAGATATAATGGAAGGGAATATGCCAAGTAGAGCTGCTAATCACACCCATCGATACAAGAAGAAGAATATCGGTCAGAATGGTAAGAGGTATCTTGTGTATTTCTGCACGAAACCTCTTTGCTCACACTATGTTCCTGTAACTCTTGCCGAGGGTAAAATGTGTGAGTGCTACATCTGTGACTCACCATTCATTATCACTAAGGCTATTGTTAGTGGTTCAAGTGGTGAACCTATGACTAGACCTCACTGTTTAGATTGCACTAAAAAAAGGAAGGCAAAAGATGTTGAAGCAATTGCTGCTTTTCTTGAAGGAACTAAACTTACGCCTTAGTTCAATGAATCATCCTTGGATTTACGATAGAGTTAGTAAAGATTGGTTGGAAAAACTATCAATTAGGGGAGATACTAATGACTATTAAAGAACTAAAGAAACTGTTAGAACAATTTGATGAAAACACTGAGATTAGAACTAGCGAATTCATTATTGATGAGGATACCTTAAACGAAATAGAAGTAGACGTTCCAATTACAGGAGCTAATCAAGTAGGAAATATCGTTTACTTAGAAGGGAGTAGACTAGATGCCAACTCTTGAGAGTGCTAAAATAGACGTTCTATTCTCCATGTTCAAAGGTGAACCGGGAACTAGAAAGTCTACTGCTGCTCTGTCTTATCCAACACCACAGTATTGGGTTTCGACAGACCAAAAGATGGAAGCTATGGTTCTTCCGTCTAAGCGTTTTGGTATCTCTACACGAGATATCGAATATGATGACTATACTGATTGGGATAGCCCTCGCGCCCAATTGGAGAAACTACAAGTTAATTGTAAGTTCAAAACTATCATAGTCGATTCAGTAACATCAATCGGTGATGCTATGACTCGACAAGTTAGGAAGATTAAAGCACAAGATAATACTGGCAAGAAGATAGGCAACATTCCTGTTAGTGGATTTGAGGAGTTCAATGCTGAAGCCTCAGCCTTTCAGGAATTGATTGCAATTCTCAAAGATATTCACAAGTTTCATGGAGTGAATATCATACTTGTTGCTCATGTTCTTGGCGCTCGTAAGGATAATGATGCAAACAAACTTACTCATCATTCACGCATCATCGTAACAGGTGCGGAAAAGATATCTGCTAAGATTGCGTCTTATATGACTGAGGTATACCACTTCAACATTAAGCCAGCATTTGAAGCAGATAAGGAGGGTCAATATGGATTGATGACGGTGCATACTGGTAATGACTATGCTAGAACTTCGTTACCACTACCGCAGGAAATCATGTTCAACGACCAACCGTTGTATGAGCGTTATATCCTGCCAGCTATTAACAAGTTGAAGGCTGAAAAACCAATTGAAAGGATTCCCACACAACCAACACTTCCACCCATAACATCTTTTGCACCTGTATCAACCATTCAACCACCACAAACAAAGTAGGTAAATTATGCCAGTTATTAGCTTTTCTGACCGTGACCTGATGCGTGGAAAGATTATCACCCCTGCGTGGTATAGGGTGAGAATCGAAGCTATTGGAGAAGCCCCCGCGAAACAGTCTGAGAAGGGGCCATCTACAAACTATCCCGTTGAGGCCACCATTCAGTTCAATGGTGATACGGGAGATGTGGAATTCAAGGGAGTTCCGATTGATTGGAATTTCAATAGCAAGGCTATCGGTTTTGCTGTTGGATTCCTTCAGTCCTTCGGTGTGGACGTTAAGTCGGGGACACGTTTCGATTTGAAGTCTGCTGAAGGTAGGGAAGTCGATGTGTTCGTAGAGAATGATACCTACCAAGGTAGACTCGTGAACCGTGTAAACCATAAATATCGCAGTCCTAGGCCCGATGTAACTGCGGTGGTGTAAATATTATGGCTCCTACTCGTAATATACCTTGCCGGACACCCTAAATATGGGGGGAGGAGATAAAAAGTGAGTATTTTCAATCAGATGATTCGCGGGGGTGAAAGCGCATATCCTAGTGATGCACGCACTCAGGAAGGACTAGGACAATTTAAGTCCCGCACATTCAAAGAGACTTTGGGGGACCAGATTCTCTATCACAAGCGTAAGATTGCTGAGTTGGATGCAGTATATGCTTCTCTAACTCCTGAACTCGAAACCTTTGTGGAAGCACTTCAGAAACTCGGCTAACAATTAACTAACGAAAGAAGGAAACTAAAATGGAACCTAAGCCAGACACAGAAGAAACTGTAGATATGGACGAGGTTTCTAAGGAAGAAGCCTCTAAAGACCTCGAAAATTCTGAAGTCGATGAGATTGTCACTGACGATGACGAAGATGATGACCTCATTGACGACACTGGCGAAGTAGAAGATGAAGTAGTATGAAATTCATTAGGATAACTAGTTTATGGTAGTCTCGTTAAGAGACGGCCCAACCATTAAACAAAAGTTATTCTGATGATAGGGCACCCATTCGACGTGCCATTAAGTCTTAGAACTTTTGGACGTAAAATACTGAATGGGTGCCCGCTTTTAAGGAATTAACATGGACCCTGACCAGCATAAATTAGTTTTGTATATGCTACAAGATTTAGAAACTCCCTATAAGGAATTAACTAAGTGGGAAGAAGAATTTGTAGCATCTGTTAAGGAGCAGTTTGAAAGGACACACAATTTGTCAGAACGACAATTTGAAATTCTTGAACGGATTTACACAGAAAAAACTGCTTAGGTAAATATATGACTGAAATAATCGAAGAACAACGCATCAGAGGTAAGATTATTAAAGTCTCGGGGGGTGGATGGGGCTTTATTTCCTCCAAGGAAATTAAATTCACTCGTATCTTCTTTCATTGGACTTCACTGAAACAGGATACTCTCAAATTCACTGAACTCAAGAATGGAATGAAAGTTGAGTTCACGCCAATTGAAGTTGAAGGCAAAGGCCACAGGGCTATCAAGATTAATGTTGTTACTGATGAAGTCCCAACAGAATGACTTTCCTAGAGCGTTACGATAACGAATCGACATGGCATGGTAAGGCTTCCATAATGGAAATCTATCACCTTGCCATGTGCCATAGAATGAAGTTGTTGATTATAAACTGGACCTTAACTGATACGTCCAAATATTTCGGAGTGTCTGTTGGATTAGTAAGTGAGAATTTACGTATTGCACAGGAGATAAATAATAATCCTGATATTTTGAAATGTGAATCACGTCAATCAGCTCTCAAACGTATTAATAGAAAGGGATAAAACAATGTTTCCTGGAAGTGGCACACAAACAGACCCATATCGTTGTAGTCTAATTTCATATCAATATCTTTCTGCTGCTGTAGAAGCATCATGGAGAGGAATTCACCCCGGAGAACCTCTTGACCCCGCAGAAAAAGAATCTAGTATCAATACATCTGGACAACCTGGTGAATATTCCGACCATATTTGGAGGCAGGGTTGGAATCGTTATTATGAAACACGTATGCGTCCCGGTTATGAAGCCGGAGCTGACCCTAAGTTAGGAGATTTGCCTGCTATTTATCAACCGGGTGATATTATTACTCCCCCAGAAGAACCCCTACCCGATATCAATGCAAAACTAGATGCAATCCTTGATAATCAAGGAACTATCTTAAATGACTTAGCTGGGATTAAAAATCAAATGAGAGAAAATCAGAATGAATTGCTTAGTGTGATGGCAAAGAACAAGGATGAACTTTTCAATGCCATTAACAATATGCCACTACCAGTATTTCCCCCATATACTGGTAAACTTGGGTTGAACATGACCTTTAATCCTCAGAAGTAGTTATGTCAGAACATAAGTATATTCCTGGAATGGGCAGTATTGGTGCAAGACTCATGATATTGGGCGAAGCCCCATCATATCAAGAGACAGCCGCAGGTGTGCCATTCATAGGTCCATCAGGAAAAGAATTAGACAGACTGTTATTTGATGCAGGGATTCATAGGAGTAACTGCTGGATAACCAATGTTTGTAAGTATGAAGTCCCTGCTAATGTAGGAAATAAGAAAATTCCATTCGCTATCAGAGCCAAGAATCATGGCATAGACATGGAGGCTCAACTCCATGAACTGCAACTGGAAATTAATGAGATTAAACCTAACTGTATCCTCGCGCTCGGTTCTACCGCACTTTGGGCATTGTCAGGAAAGACGAAAATTGGAAACTATCGTGGCTCCATTATGCACGGGATGGGAGTTAAGTTTGTTCCTACATACCATCCCGCGCATCTCTTACATCAATCCTCAGGTATAGAATTCAAGGGATACTGGAATAGACAGGTAATGGTATTTGACTTTAAGAGAGCCAAGTATCAATCGTCTTTCCCCGAATTAGTCCTACCATCTAGAACACTTGAAATCTGTCGTAACTCTGCTCAGTTAGCTGAGTTTCGTAATCGTTATAAATCATCTATTAGAATGGCTGTCGATATTGAAGCTAATGGAACTTGCATACCCGTTTGTATTGGAATGTCTCTAACTAAACAGCATGGAATGACAGTCCCACTCTGGAATTGTGATGGCATCTCAAATATTCCAGATAGTGACCTAATTCAATGTTGGATTATACTAGCGGAGATGCTATATGAAAAAGACATTATTGGGCAAAACTTCAATTACGATAGAGATAAAATTAAACGACTCGGGTTCATTATACGTCATCTCGCCTCAGATACAATGCTTAAAGCTCATGCAATTAATCCGGAATTACCCAAAGGGCTTGCCTTCAACACTAGTCTATTTACCGAAGAGCCGTTCTATAAAGATGAAGGTATGTATAAAGGGTCTATAAAAGACCTACTTATGGGGTGTGCTAGAGATGCCTGTGTCACTTTCGAAGTAGATGAGAATATGGATGCAGACCTAGATGAGTTGGGTCAGCGTCCATTCTTCGAGAATTTCTTGATGAGATTACCTGACCTCTATTGGAGTATAGAAAATCAAGGAATGAAGATTGACCCCATTAAAAGGGATGAACTAGTCAGAAAATATATTGAATGGGATGAAAGGATTCGATATGAATTATTCCATCTCTTGGGCACAGAAATTAATGTCAATTCTCATACACAAATTGGCATACTTTTGTGGGAAAACCTCAAACTCCCTCGTAAAGATACCACGGGAGAAGAAGATATCACAGCTTTGCTCAACAGCCCAACTGCCATTAAGAATCCTGAACACAGAAAGATATGTGAGCTTATTCTTGAGGGTAGACGAGTCAGGAAATCTATTAGCACATATCTTATGGCCCTCCCTGACTATGATGGACGAATGCGAACAACTTATTTTCCCTGCCTCGATACTGGAAGAACTTCTACTGGACAACAAGACCCACCCATTCGACCAATCATCGAAGTAATAGATGAGAATGGTAAGAAGAAAACTAAGGTATTAGGCACCGCATTTCAGACCATGACTAAACATGGTGATATCGGTGCTGATATACGAGGAATGTATATCCCTGATTCGGAGGATGAAATATTTGTGCAAGCAGATTCCTCGCAGGCTGAGGCTAGAGTTGTAGCCTTACTAGCTGATGATGAGGATACGCTGAGGATGTATGATGAACACGATATTCACGCTCTTACTGCTTCTTGGTTTTTCGGTGGCTCTGAATCTGATTATTCTAAAAAGATACTTGGCTACGAACATCCTATTAGATTCGCTGGTAAAACTCTTAGACATGCGGGGCATCTCGGGGCCGGAAAACGTAGAGCATCTATTGAACTCAACACGCAAGCTAGGAAGTATAAGATACCTATTCAAATTACGGAAGCGATTGCGGAACGTGCATTAAAAGTATTTCATCTAAAATCTCCAAAGGTTCAATCTGTATTCCAAGCTGGAGTCATAGATGCACTCAAAAGAAATAGACAACTTGTGGCTCCATTACCCTATGGCATAGATGCTCCGATGGGTGGTAAAAGAACCTTCTATGAGAGATTCGGTGAGGAATTATATAGACAGGGATTTTCATATATTCCTCAACGAGCGGTATCAGATAACACAAAGGCCGCAGGACTCCGCATTAAAGAACTTATACCTGAAATCAAAATAGTCATGGAAGCACACGACGCATTGTTGTTCTGTATACCAATTTCAAAGAAATTCGAGTGGATTCCTATCATTAAGGAGGAAATGGAACGACCAATAAACTTCTCACAATGCACGTTGCGTAGACACGACTTAGTTATTCCGTGTGATATTGAAGTCGGCAAGAATTATATGGACCTATCCAAGTTTAAGGATATTCCTGTAATTCCTAAACTTAAACCA